TGCTCGTTCACTATCGAATCGAAAATAGAAAACATGTTCTCTATCATGAACGAATTCGCCTCTACCGAAAACATAACACTTTCTATCTATCTTAATTGTAATGGCAGTTACTTCTTCATTTGCAGTTTCGATGTCTGGAAACCCATTCTCAGAGCCGGTTTCTATATCAAGATATGCAATACGAATCTGTGAGAAATCATAATCAATATGTTCTTCTGGAAAGTATTCTGCAATAAAAGAAAACTCAAACTTATCATTGCCGTAAATATTGAAGTTGTCTACTTCTTTATATTTGGCAATAAATTCCCTACACTCTTTCATGTTGCCAGGTTGGATTTCTCCAACTGGTTTTCCTTCAAGTGTCCGAAATTTAGTTTTTTCTTTGGTAGGAATATAGAGTGTAGGTTGATACTCTACACGATCTTTAAATCTTTGGCCATCGTTGGAGATGCCACGGAATAAAATATTATTTCCCAGGCGGTGTACATTTGTATAAAAACTCATTTATTCTTTTTATCAAAATCGTGAAACTTAACATAATCAACATTTAATTCATCTAACTTATTATAACATATTAAAACGTGTTTGTCAATCCAATTTTTTCTTGCGTTGAATTGACCCACAACTAAAAGAAATTGTAAGTAAATAAGCCACACATATTTCATATTCTCCCCCCTTTTTATCTGAGAAGACCCTTTTTATAAGTAGTCTTTCCCTTAACTCTTAGAGCTGTTAGAGTTATTCCACGATTTGTTCCATCTTTCTTATAAGAACAATGTACCCATCCACTATTAGGATTTACACCATCGTAGAATTCTAAAATGAGCTGATCGAAATCTAGATGTTTTGCAATCCATTCTGCAAGATCTGGATTTGATATTCGTGAAGATTCAAAGTCGGCTGCTTCTCCGTTGCAATGTTGACTCGTTTTAGACCCGCCCACTTTTGCATTTAGTGCAGGGGAACGATACCCACTATTGATACGAATTGGCCCGAACTCATTCCGAACTGGTTGTAATATAAAATTACAAAGATTTACCAGATTAATAACGTGTCCTCTAGTAGCATCATTTGAAATTCCTAACCGATCTGCGGTGGAACTTTTTATCATCTCTGGATATGAAAAATTCTTAGTTAAATATCCATTGTATGTTTCTGCCATAATATTCCTTTACTGTTTTCTAATATCAAATGACCCTGTAGACGGATCAAATTTTAAAACAACTTTCATCTCTATTGGCATAACATTGCCATCTTTCATCTGTACAGGAAGTTTACCTTCTACTGCACCTTTAAGAGCATCTTTTGCATTCTCAAATACATGAGATTTGTCGCCTTTTATAATTTTATCTAATTCTTTTTTTGCGTTGTCTGGAAGTATATCATTTAACATCTTTTCAACGTGTTCTTCTGCCAAATCTTGAGCTTTATCAACTACTAATCCAGCAACCACATTAAATAGCATTCCTGCAAGTGGTAACATAATTTTTCTCCTACTAATAATTTAAAACAAAAACCCCCTACTAAAGTATATATTAGTAGGGGGAAGAGGTGTACTTACTTCTTTTTATGTTCAATCACATTTGGATTTGTGATTGGAATGATACGTGGTTTCTTTTCATCTGGAACAACTCTTTCCAAAGTGATGTTAAGAAGACCATTTTCAAACTCCGCACCCCTGACAACAATGTCATCGGCTAGAGTAAACTTACGAGAGAAAGAGCGATTCGCAATTCCTCTATGAACGTAATCTGGTGTATCCAGATTTTGTTTTCCTTTTTCGCCTAATGAGCGAATATGAAGAACATTTTCCGTAAGTTCCACTTCAACATCCTTTTCTGAAAACCCTGCAAGGGCAATCTCAATGACAAACTTATAGTCATCTTCTTTTCGGATATTGTAAGGTGGATATGTTCCACCCTCTGGTTGTTGTGGAAAATTTGCAAGACGATTAAACATAGAATCGAATCCAATGGAAAGACCCATGAATCGTTCTAAGTCGCCTGCGGTAAAATTTGAGTGATGTGCTAGTGATGTTACCATAATGCCTCCTTATATAAGCAAGGTTGGTGTTGAAGAAATCTCAATCCATAGCACAGGACTTGAGATTGGTTGTGAGACTACCACTATGGTCAGCCTCAGTCTCGCCACCCATCACCATTACATAGGTGATGAAAGCGATGTCTTAAAACTGTAAAATACAGTTTCAGTAGTGAATCTTCTGCATAACTTCCTGCATCTTTCACTATCAATTTATATTTAGGTCTTTTCATATTAATTCAATTTAAATTTTCTATCTACTACTCTGACCTCACTTTGGCCTTGATCGTAAATATACACTTCTTTGATTGGGCCGTCAATATTCTTGTCCCAATAATCTAAAAACTTAGTTATGCGTGGAAATTCTGGTACTTTGTCTTCTGTCTGCCATACGAATTCATTGACAATATGTAAATAATCTGGAATATAATATACTACTTGAACGGATGCAATTGTCCATTTTTCGATAATATAGACCAAATTTATTCCTTTCCAGTTGATCCAAATCCACCATCTCTATCGGTTTTTCTTTCTGGTGGTTCATTTATTTCTTCTAATACACATAAATGATCTTTAAAAAGTTCTGCCTGACAAATACGTTCATTGTGTTTCACGTATTGCGTTGTTCCGCTGATATTAGTTATCATCGCAAAAACAGGTTCCACGTAATCTGAATCTATAATCCCAACATTATTGGCAAGGGTTAATCCTTGTTTCAATGCAAGGCCCGATCTTGGATATAATCTCATTGAATATCCATTTGGAATATCAAAAATTATTCCAGTAGGTATCAAAACTCTCTCGTTAGGATTAACTTGTACTCTTTCATTTTGTACCAATCTATTTCTTATTTCCAACTCTTCGGAATGGGTTATGTATACCGAAACCGCTGAGTTGTCTGGCAAAAAAGAGTACAAGTCAAAACATGCCGAACCTTCTGTGGCTCGTTTAGGGTCTTTTACACTTGAAAATAATTTATAAAATTGTAAATCACTCGTCATTCTCATCAGAATCCCTTTTGTTCCCAATATTATATTTTGGAGTTAATTCCCATTCATCCTTTTCTTTAAAGGACAGGATTTTTAACTGGCTCAATGGTACTGTAGGTTCTGATGATTTATCTGGTTCAACAAGAGAAATCAATTCCCATTCTGTAAGAAGATTGGCAATCGTATTTCGTCTCGCTTCATCATTTTCAGAAAAATTGGTTGTCTTGCCATCTAATGCAAACAACTCTTTAAAATGTACTATGTAATATTTTCCCTGCTTGTGCAGGATATGACATGACTGAAATAAAGTTTTTTCTTTGCGTGATGCAATCCCGATTCGTGTAAGGGTTTCTCGTACCTTTAAAAAATCATCAGGCTCTTTTAGTGTTACTTCAATCATCGCTTGAATTATGTTTTCGCTCATTTTGTCCTTTCAAACCACCTATATCAACTTTTTGTTTAATAATATCCAGTTGCGAATCATCAAGTAAAGTAGAGTACTCTCTCGCTTTCGCATAACTGCACTTATAATATTCTTTGATCAATTCGAGAACTCCATTGTTTTCACGTTTCAACCATTTTCCATACCGTTTCTTCGGTCTGATTATATTTAGAAAAAAGTCGAATTGAAGTTTCGCATCTAGGTGATTTTGAAGGTTCATTTCATTTGCATAAGGGGCCGTATCATGATTAAAACTCAATGCACGATTTATAATGAACTGTTTATACTCCCTTTCTAATTCGGGAGTTGCATCCATCAGATTCTTCTTGCCATGATTAATCTGATTCACAAAGTCGAACGGGCTCATACGAACTCACATTCTGCCATTAATTCAACCAAACAAGCAACAAGGTTTACTTCTTGGTCTGCAACAAAGGCCGACTTGTATTGATAATCTGCAATAATTAATACTGCTGAAGGTATAGAAGATTTCTCCAATACATCATATAATTTGTCATAAATTTTACGATAAACTGATACAGGATCATTATCTACACTTGATGAAACCCATTGGCGCATCTTCTGAAAATCTTTTTCTCGTAATGCAGAAATCAATTGACTAAGATTCAATTCTCCTATATTTGCAAGAATACCAGAATCAATATTTCCAGAAGTACCATATCGTTGTAATTCATTTATCACTCTCCGAAAATCTGGAAAGTGTTTATTAATTAGTTCTACAATTACTTTCTTGTCATGAGTTACATTCTCTGTAACCAACATTGACACACATCGTTCCATGAACAGGGCTGCAATGTGTGGTTTTTCTTCTTTACCCAATCCAAAATCTACGACTGCACATCGTGAATGAATCGGATCTATAATTCGATTTTTGTAATTGCAAGTGAAAATAAACGAACAATTTTCTGCAAACTTCTCAATGAAGTTTCTCATGGCTGGTTGAACAGAATCGGGATTCATATAATCCGCTTCATCTATAATCACAACCTTCCTACCACCCCCAAAAGAAATAGTAGAACAAAATTGAGTCAACTTGGTTCGCAGGGTATCGATCATTCGACCCTCATCTGAACCATTGATAATTAGATAATCGCTATTTGTTTGTTCACAAAGTGCTCGTGCCGCAGTTGTCTTACCAACTCCTGACGGGCCTGTAAACATGAGATTAGGAACCTTTTCATCTTTTACAAGGTCTGATAAAGTTCCCTTAATTGTTTCGGAAAGTATACATTCATAGATAGTGGAAGGTCTATATTGTTCCACCCATAATAAAGATTCGGACATAATTATTACCCCTCAAAAGTTGAGTTCTGCTCCAAAGCAATAAAGTAAAGAAGAGTGTCAGTTGTCCTTTGAAATCTTGAAATTCTTTTAGAGGACAACGCCACATCATACTCCCCTTCCATGATTTTATTAAGATTTTCTGTTTTGAAAATCATACGGAATGTTTTATCCGTAGGGCCGACACCAGTTGAAAAATTATCCGATGATACATTACCTGTATCAGACACCAACAATCTTATTTCGGTTCCATCACCTTCAACAACCACTTCAGGAAGTCCCAATATGTTTGCTGCGTTAATGGTCTTTTTAAACACATCATGTGTCAGTCGAAATTCAACTTCTGGTTCTGGAAAGGTTATATCTTTCTCAGGCGGTGTTTGAAACATGGAACTACTTCCACAATAACGATATGTCGCTTCATGTTTAGAATCGGACATCGTAACACCATTATCAGTAAAATCCAACTCTGGATCATCAAACAATGACAACGTACCAAGAAACCGATTCAATTCATATATTGGAAAGGTTTTTGATAACTCCTCAGTAATCTCTACTGAGGCCAGAATAGTATTCAATGGAGAAACAGTCCTAAGAATGTTTCCTTCACGAAATTCTATACTCTGATTGATGTTTGCGTAATTTTTTAAAAGGTTGGTTGTTCTTTCACTTACTTTCATTTCATTTTCCTTATTTCAGTTTTAGTTAATAGTATAATTATAACAAATTCTTAACACATTGTCAAGTCATTTATTTTTTTTTCTTTTTGTTGTTTTCTTTCTTCGTTTTGTGTGTCCACTTACTTTCGCAGTATCCAATCCATGAGATGCAAATTCAAGATTTGCTAAACTCGCCATCGAACCAGAAAAAATATAAGAACCCATATGTCCTAATTTCATCCACGGGCAAAGATAAATGTTATATCCAATCCTACGAACAAATTGACAAAAGAAATAATCCTCAGAAAGATATCGGTCACTTCCACCGGCAATATCACCCAAATAAGCCTTTGAGTCAATCACAGTATCAAAATACGCATGAATATTTCTATCACCTTTGAAATGTTCTGAACGATTATGATCTGGTGTATAACTGAACTGAGGATATGCTTCACGAAAATCTTCAAACACTTGTTTTTTGATCATCATAAAACCTGTACCAATTTCCAGAACATCAACTGGTTCTGCAACTTGAATTTTGTGTGTATTTTCTACTGGATTAAAAACATAATCACCAGTATACTCTGCTAAAATTTCGGGATCTTCATCTGCAAGTCCAGTATCAACTGCATTACGAACTTTCTCCCATGCAATACATTTCTTTGGGTAAGGGCCACCAATGATATCTTTATCTAATGCAGCTAAAGTAAGTACATCATTTGGATCAAAATGAATATCTGCATCAATGAACATGAGATGAGTATAATGACTTCTCATAAATTCATCAACCAAATAATTTCTCGCTCGAGGAATTAAGGATTCGTTAAATAGATAAAAATATTTCAAGTCCATTTGATATTGTGTTGCAAGTGTGGCGAGATCAGATGCCGCTTTAGCATACATTCCACTACACATTCCACCATACATTGGTGTGCAAACCATTATCTTTTTTTCTCGCAATTCTTCTACTGGTATTTTTACTTCCATAATTAGTACATCTCAATAAATTTGGTTAATTGTTCTTTGTTAAGGTTTGGTAAATTCACATGTTCAAAATATGTTTTTATTTTAGAATAATTTTCTAGGATGTCATTTTCTTTTCCACCATACCAAATTTTCTTTGGAATGATAGTAGGATTTTCTGTATTATCTGTAATGTATCCCAATCTAATCCACGGCTCTAACATCCAAAACCATGCACTTTCACAAGTAATATTATTACATACTTCTTTTATACTATCTAAAATTCTTAGTACATCATCATATTCATAATGATCGATTGACAAAAAATCACAACTACCCTTGTAGTCGTTTGCATCACAATTAATGATTTCAATTTTGTCGTGCCATTTTGTACCGATATCCTTATGATAATCTATTACTTCTTTGAACTTTTCCAGTACTGTTATTTTCGTTACTTCTGGTTTGGACGCCAACCATTGTTCTCTTGTTCCAAATCCTAATCCTGTACAAATAACATGACCTTTGGCCAATTTGTAATGTGAATAGAATTGAGATGCAGAACCATGTCTTTCATCTAAAACCATCCATTGAATTCCATCCATCGTAAATTGCCAAAACGGAACATCATAAATTTTTCTACGTTTGTCTAACCATACATTTATGCCATTATTATCATACGATTTGATAATTGGTGGAACATATCCTAGTTCTTTTAATTCGTTTGGAACAGTTTCACTAAATGCAGGGTTGTTCATAATCAGTACATACAGAAATAGGAGTTAGATAATTTACCTAACTCCTATGTTATTTTTAGAAA